CCGGGGTGAGGTTACGAACACGGACACCTTGGTAGGCGACAGTAAGGTCTTGGAAGTTCGCGATAATGAACGGATGCTGCTGATCGGTAAAACCGACAGTGGCTGTTGGGGCGCCAGCGGCGTCTAGAACCGTTGCGGTCTGAGCGAGAGGGCGACCCCAAGGACAGACCGTAATGCAGACTCCAGCCTGCGCAGTAGCGCCAAACTGAAGTTCTTGACTTCGAAGTATGTTTCGCGTCCAAAAGCCGAAGGACGGTAGTGTACTCGAAGAGAATGGAAGACCCGTTTTGTATTGTCGCGAAAACGCGGCAAACGGGTCCATGACACCAACAGCGGCCTTTTCGGAATCTAGGTTCGTTCCCGCACCGCTGCTACGCTGAGCACGGTTATTGGAAACATGAACATTTTGAATCTTGGAGGCCGCTGTGGACTCTTTCGGCATTTTCTGGTTCATCTTACGATGAGCCTTCATATGCTGATGCTCAGGCATTGAAGCATGAGAGACCGAGATTTTGGTCTTAGAGTGGTTTGATTTCTTAGGCATCTGAGAATGCGGTTGGAAATAGGGCAATAGCCGGTATGGGATTCCTGGGCTGCAGGGACTGTACATCCAATCGAAACCTCAGAAGAGGGGGCGCCGTGCAGTCTCTTGGCGTTCTGTATAGCTCGACATCGCGGGTCGATTTGGGCCATTGCTCGATTGGACCCCATGCGGACTAAAGATGATCGGGCCAATCGGCCTCAATCATCTCAAAGTTCGCGGGTGCCGGTTCCGCGTCAGCATCACTCAGCTTGCGTGAACTAAGGTATGCGGTATAGACCTCCAACTCGTGTTCGGGAACTTGCCTACTAAAAGCATCTGCCTCCGGGTCGCTCTCGATGGATTTCTCCAAGGGCGGCTGAAAGAAAGGATGCAAAGGTGGGCAGACAGCAAGGTCGCTCGAAGTCAACTCAAACTCGTCGTCAAAGTTCCGAATTTTTCGGACTGACATGGGTTTCAAGAAGGAGTTGAAAGGTAGAGAGACAACTGCTGAGAAGTTCTTAGCGAATTGTTGACGTGGTCCGGCGGCGCGACCGATCATAGTGAACCGGACTGGCCACCCTGGAGCTTGAGGACGCACAAAGCGACCACTCTTCAGGAGAGGACCAATCATAGGCCTTAAAGGCAGGCTCACTAGACGGCGTCGGAACTCAGCGGACTTCCGGCCATAAGCTCGGTCAAAATGCTTGCCATAAGGCCGCATAAGACTGATCTCATCAGCAGTAGGTCCGTCGAGACCATACTCCGAACGGTATAGCGCGGATTGTGGTGAATTGAAAAAATTCGCCGCAACTATACGTTGGGGTAAGGTATACTTCAGATTAGCGGGTGCAAGCACCGGGTCGACACCAAAGCCACCAAGGTGAACAGGCATGTACCAATTAGGAACAAACTTGTACTTTGGTAGACTGAAAAGGGGCCAACGGGAGAAGCAAAGTGGAATAGCTGAAGCTGCCCAAGGGCAGAAACGGCACATCGTGTTGATCTCTCGGCCAATCTGAGTAGGCGTGCATTTGTTGTCTTCTGACGACTTAACATTCATACCAGTAACAATAGTCTGGTTCAGATAACCTAATCGCTTAAAACCGCAAGCGGTTTTGCGAAATAACTGAGAGTTGATCATAGCAACATCGGGCGAAATATAATTTTTACCGTCTGAAAGCTTGAAACCAACACCAGCTATCGCCTGTTTCCAAATGGAAATAAAGCAATTAGGCATCCGGAATAGAACGTCATCACCGTTGACAATAACGTGCTTGAGAAAGAACTTACGGGCCAGATTAATCTGTTGAGTCAACATATCCCTGTAGTCGCCCTTTTGTGTGCAAGCAATCATTGCTTTAAACAAATCGTCGGTCCATTTAAGGACCGCATATCTGTAGCAGGCAAGATTGATAACACACAAGAGTGGAAACGACGCGGGATGACCCATCAACTGGCCCTCGTTAAAAACGTAGTTCTGAGGCGCATCCGGCCATATGTCAGTGGGATAGTCAGCAACGCCGGTAGCGAACGAGTGTTTTAATATCTCGAACGTCGGCAAGTGGCTAAGTCCCTCTAACGCAGCGATAGATGCGTCTTTTCGAAGCAGATCTGTTGCGGCCTCGTAGTCGCCGGAAACCAAAAGGAATTCGGAGAGTTCGAAGCCGAACGAAATCGCAAATGTACGCACATGGGCGTAGGCTTCATCGGAGAAAAGCTGATCCATCCGTTCAGTGAGGTCTGAGTAACGCATGGTGGAAGAACCGTGGTTCTTCCATGCGTGAATCATTGCTCCCTGTACGGGCTGAAGGGCGGCATTTAAATTGCCATCTCCGACGGATATCATCCGAATTTTCCCGGGTTCAAAAATGCCAATAGGCGTGATCCGGTTAAATTTGAATATAGCCGAGCCGCTAGTGTAATCCAACGACTTTTGTTGGTCTTCAATCATGTGCAAAGCACGAAAGAATGAAGACCGACGCCATGTCTCGAAAGTAGATGCCAGTTCAGGTAAGCCGAGAGGTTTCCGCACGATTTTCGTGTGGGCCATTTCGGTACCGGCAAATGATTCTATAAGCTTGCATACATCCAGCGGTAACGCTGGGAGATACGGAAGCCGATTAGGAATCCTCTTAAGTGACACGGACTCAATTACAGGAGGGAGTGGCATTTGTGGTGTCAAGCTGAGACACCCGCCATTGCGTACCGAAGCCTGCTGGCACGCACTCCCCGACGGAAGGAACTTTGTCATATCAGCGGTCGTAAGACGACCGAATACCTGATGAGACACGCGAATAATTTGATCGCGAAGCGAGAAAAGGCCGGACTTAGTCTTAAAAAACTGAAAATCGTCCACTGCCGGTCTCGCCGTTCCAAGCCGTTCATGGTGTCGTTTGTAAGCCTTGAGCAGCGAAGCTTCCCCTAGAGGAGGCCAAGACTGCTTAGAGCCCTTTTGCATAGAATAGCAAAACGACAAGTCTCTTGCTGCAATAGCGCGAGAAACTCGTCGGCGACACCAACCAATAAACAGGGGTTTGAGTTCAAACCGTATGTCCTTCGCCACGAGCCGGGCGCCTGGACCTTCGATCCCCTGTAGCAACATCAAGTCGAGCCAATACTTCGCATAAGCGATGTGCTCGTCCTGATCGTTCCAAAAAAAGCTCAAGTTGTCTGCGGTTTGGTCAATAGAACGATTAAACCTAACCCAGTCTCTTTCATCGAAGAGGGACTCCTTTCCAGGAGTCGCCATTCTCGACAAGAAGACTAATGCAAACGACTTTACAATCTGCACGACCGCCTTATTCAAGGGCGGCTGAGACGCGCGTAAGCGCGTCTCTAACGTACGCAGTGCGGACTGGACGGAAATGAGCCGATTTTCCGTCCGAGTTACCGAATGCGGGTGCTCTCCTCTGTCACCATGAGGAGCGTTTCGGGACGTTGATTTAACATCACGTTTCGAGCCAGCGCGGTTCTTCGTAAGAAGAACCGCGCCGGCCCGCGGGGTCACGCTGGACCCCTGGGAAGCTGCTTGTCTTGAAAAGGACATGTG